CACCGACCTCATTGCCACTGTATAAAGCATCCAAAAACGTGTCCGACTTCCACGCTGATCGAATCAGCTTCATTGGAATGGAAAGCCCCCGCCCCGCGGGAACCTCGCCACACATCTTGTCCGCGTAATGCTGATTCAGATAAGCGATGTAATCTGCGAGTGTATCACGACACTCCAAATTCCAATAACTATCCATCCTCAACGCACACGCCCTCAAGAGATGCCAACGCACGTCATCTGTACTAGACCCCCACATCAACGAACTAAGAATCTTCGCCGTCTCTGGTACAGGCATCCAGATATTGAGTTTTTCATCAAATCTAAACCCCTGCGACAGGAACTGAGTATCCTTCAACTTTCGTGGTGCGTAGTCAGGTGAAGTAGTGGTGATGAGCAACGACTTCCAAACGTCACTCACACTTGTAGCATTGTACCACTCTACCACCTCATTAGCACATGTGAACGTATTGTCGTCCCCACAAAGGCCAGCCTCTACATGTTCCATAAAGGCCTCATATGTAGGCTCGTAACCCCGCTGGGCACACAACACAATCCACGCATAAGCCTTCAGCCTGAACAGAATGATCGAATTATCCACGATCGTATTCGAACTCCCTGAAGGATTTCCGGTATGTTTTTGAACCAGGTCCCCATTTTCCAACAGCACAACACTGTTCACAATGGCATCATACACCTGTTTCACACGCTCCAAGTTCTCCATGGTGCGAAAATCATTCGCTAGGAAACTCCATCTTATATCACCCATCTCACGCATCACCCTTGCAAACAAGCTTGAATCGTACTCAGACTCATCTAGCTCAAATGCATTGGGGTGTACGTCCAGACGCCGATACAGACTGTCCCATCCACGCAAAAACTTGGTCATGCCAACTACACTCCATGTGCGATTAGCACTCCGGTAAAATCGATTATTCATATCCAAGAACAAACGATTCGCACAAACTGTGTGCTCAATGGGCGCTGCAGTGAAAGTTCGAACCTTGTTTTGGTCCAATTTTTCAATCGAGCGCAACTCAATCTTTTGAGAACACGTCCATATAGGAACAATCTGATTATCTGGCAACGCCAAGACTCTCCAATATTCCTCCAGGACACACACAGCCACTGAATCAGCAAGAAACTCAGTCTTATTACAGAACTTGAGATTCCATGGATAACCAGCTGAGGTGGTCTTATCCATTTCGCTTAATGCAGTTTCGGTTGATACAATACCACTCCCACCCATAAAAGGATGAAAATGGGTCTTGCACCATTCACCTGAAAGCCTGAATGCAGCTTCATCAACGACTGGTTGAACCTTGTCGTATTTGGCAGCTGACTTAAAACTGGCCTCCATATTCGGTTTGACTTTACGATACTGTGACGGGATGTCGATCCCTTTATCGGCACAGTAAAGTGCAAATGATGTGTTTGGATGCTCAACGGCCTTCATCCGACCCCGACGCTGACACCTCCCAATGAAATCGACCTCACCCTTCACAAAGTGCTTCCGAAACATTGAACTAGGTGACACAGCGCCCCCCACCAGACCCTGAATGGCTTTGGGCTGTCCGAACTTTTCGTACCAGCCCAGCCATTCACTTAATTCTGGGAGGGGGCGGTCGGAAAATCCTTACCACTGCTCGGGTTCGCCTTATCGACGATACTCGCTGTGATAGGGATAAACCCCGTCTCCAAATCACCATATGTATGGTTGTGAAATCCAATGATCTTACCTTGTGCATTCACCACTGGGCCTCCACAAAGACCCCCAATAGAGGAGCACGTATATCGAGCCACTTCCTTTCCAGGTTGCGTGCTGACACTAC